AGTAGGGGCCGCAAACAGTTTTTATTTTTTTTTGCAATCTGGTTTGCAACACACTATAGTACGCCCAATGACTTTCTACTCACTGCCATTTACACCAGAGCGGATGCAGGCCACCGAGTCGCGGCTGGAGTCTATCTACGAAGCTGCACGCTATGGGCTAAAGGGTGACAGCCTAGCTATGGCGTCCGGCATGACGCCGCGGCAGTTCCGCGTGCTGGCAGAGTCTGACCCGCTGGTCGAGATGGCTGAGATCAAGGGCAGGGCTGATGGCGAGTTGACTGCGGCCAAGACCATGTACGAAGCGGCACGCGATGGCGACGCTAAGGCGGCGCTCGACATACTGAAGCACAATCATGGCTGGGTAGCCAAGCAGCAGATCGACGTAAACATCGACCAACAGATAAGCATCACAGGCGCGCTAGAAAAAGCACAGACGCGCGTCATCGAAGGGCTGTACACAGAACTGCCCCGACTAGAGGAAAAGACCAATGGCAGACAAATTGACACCGGAAGAACAGGAAGTCTTGGACTACCACCGTCGCAACTTAGCGACAGGAATGTATCAGAAGAACGCTGACGGTAGCCTGACTACGTTCAAGGGCGCTGTCGTAGGTCTGCCGCAGGGCGAGACTCTGATACCGACATACTGGCATGGGCAAGAACGCGATGTCCCTTCGGCGGTGCGGCTGGCTATGAAGTCAGGCATTAAGTTCCCGTCGTACAAGACGCCAGAAGAAGCAATGTCGCGGGAACAGACGATCCACAAGATGATGGAAAAAGACATAGCGGACTTTCAGAAGACTAAACGCTAATGCAAGCACCGATATACTCAGCCCAAGACGAGATGGAGTTGATGGCAAGGTTGTGGTCGCCGACGCTGAAGGATGACCCGCTAGCGTTCGTGCTGTACACATTCCCGTGGGGTCAAGCTGGCACGCCGCTGGAACACTTCCCCGGACCGCGTAAATGGCAGCGTCAGATACTAGCTGACTTGCGTGACCACATCAAAGAGAACAATGGTAAGGTTGACTTCTCAACCGCACGGCTGGCGATTGCGTCAGGCCGCGGTATCGGTAAGTCCGCCTTAGTGTCATGGCTAACGATATGGATGCTATCATCAAGGATCGGCAGCACTACCATCGTGTCGGCAAACTCCGAGGCGCAGTTGCGGTCGGTCACATGGGCAGAAATAACCAAGTGGCTGGCGATGTCGCTCAACAGTCACTGGTTTGAGATAGCAGCCACACGCATCATGCCCGCCAAGTGGCTGACGGAACTGGTCGAGCGCGACCTAAAGAAAGGTACGCGCTATTGGTCAGTCGAAGGCCGGCTGTGGTCAGAAGAGAACCCTGACGCATACGCGGGTGTCCACAACTTCGACGGTGTGATGTTAATCTTCGACGAAGCCAGCGGTATACCTGACAGCATCTGGTCGGTGAGTGACGGCTTTTTCACAGAGAATACGCCGCACCGCTTCCATCTGGCGTTCTCCAACCCGCGGCGCAACACAGGCTATTTCTACGAAACGTTCCACAGCAAGCGGGCGTTCTGGTCAACGCGCGTCATCGACGCCCGCGATGTCGAGGGTACAGATAAACACCTGTACCAGCGCATTATAGATGAGTACGGGCCAGACAGCTACCAAGCCAGTGTCGAAGTGTACGGTAACTTCCCGTCAGAAGGTGACGATCAGTTCATAGGCAGCAATCTGGTCGATGACGCCATGAAGCGTGCGCCTGTCAAAGACACCAGCGCGCCCATCGTCATAGGTGTGGACCCGGCACGGTTCGGGGCTGACGCTACGGTCATCGCCATACGGCAGGGCCGTGACATCCTAGAGTTGCGGAGGCACCGCGGGGCAGACACTATGGAAGTGGCAGGCCATGTCATCGACGCCATAGAGCAGTTCCAGCCGGCGCTGGTCTGCATCGACGAAGGCGGGCTAGGCGCAGGCGTCGTGGACAGGCTGAAGGAGCAGCGGTACAAGATACGCGGCGTGAACTTCGGCAACAAGGCTAAGAACCAGACGATGTGGGGTAACAAGCGCGCAGAGATGTGGGGCGCCATGCGTGACTGGCTCAGGACGGGCCACATACCATCGGATCGGTTCCTGAAGACAGACCTCATCAGCCCGCGGACAAAACCTGACAGCCGGGGTACGCTGTTCCTTGAAAGCAAGAAAGATATGAAGTCACGCGGGCTGGCCTCGCCAGACGCAGCGGACGCCATAGCGGTCACGTTCGCGTTTCCTGTAGCATCTACTGATCCGCGTCTGACACGCGTTGACAAGCATCGCACAAGAGGCTATTCTCCCGCAGGAATATCTACATCGTGGATGGGCAGTTAATGGCTGACAAGAAGAAATCAGTGTCGCTATCCGTTGGCAGAGGCGAGAAACTGCCTGTGTCAAAGGGCGCGGGTCTGACAGCCGCTGGCAGAGCCAAGTATAATGCTGCTACAGGTAGTAACTTAAAGGCGCCTGCGCCCAGCCCGAAAACAAAGGCTGACGCAGGACGCAAAGCGTCATTCTGCGCGCGCATGGGCGCAGTAGCTGCTAAGGCAAAAGACGGCGAGCGTGCCAAAGCTAGTTTGAAAAGGTGGAAATGCTCATGAAGCCCGGATTGTATGCAAACATCCACGCTAAGAAAGCCCGCATAGCTGCTGGTTCTGGCGAGAAAATGCGTAAACCGGGTGCTAAAGGCGCACCTACAGCAAAAGATTTCAAAGAAAGCGCCAAGACGGCCAAGCCAACTAAGAAGGGTAAGTAAATGCCAGCCAATAAATATACGCGCGCGCTGTACAAAACCGGCACTGTAGCTTCTGAGAAGGCTGCCATTGCTAACCGCGACCCAGCCCGCAAGGCTGCTGCCGAGAAGGTTTTGTCGCGCGAAGGCACAACAAGCCCAGCCGGCGGACGCGCAGTTAAGATGCCACCCAAACCTACCGCGCCAAAGATGCAAAAGACCATCAGCTTGACTACAAACATGAAGTCTTCGCCAATGGGTAAAAAGCGTTAATCATGCCCCTTAGTAAGTCACCCAGCAAAGCTGCGTTTCGCAAGAACATCAAAGCAGAAGTAAATGCGGGTAAACCTGTGAAACAAGCCGTCGCCATCGCTTACAGCGTAAAGCGCGCCGCCAGCAAAGGCAAGAAATAATCTATGGCCGACCCCACAGGCATTGAAGCGGCAGGTAAAGTCGCCAACGTAGGATCGAACGCGCCTAAGACAACGCGCGACGATCACGATAAGATGGCTACCATGCGTAGCCGTCTTACGATGGCGCAGGCTGCGTATTCAGACAGCCGTGAGGACGAACTAGACGATCTACGCTTTATGGCCGGCAGCCCTGACAACCAGTGGCAGTGGCCCGCTGACGTATTGTCAACACGCGGCAGCGTGCAAGGACAGGCTATCAACGCACGTCCATGCCTGACAATCAACAAGCTACCACAGCACGTCCGTCAGGTGACGAACGAGCAACGTCAGAACCGTCCAAACGGTAAAGTAATACCCGCGGATGACAACGCTGACGTACAGGTTGCTGAAATATTCAACGGTGTGGTCCGCCACATTGAGTATATGTCAGATGCTGACGTTGCATATGACACAGCCTGCGACAACCAAGTCACCTACGGCGAAGGTTACATCCGTCTGCTGACTGAGTATTGCAACGACGATACGTTTGACCAAGACATTAAGATTGGCCGTGTCCGTAACGCATTTAGCGTTTACATGGACCCCACCATCCAAGACCCATGCGGCTCAGATGCTGAATGGTGCTTTATCACCGAAGATATACTAAAATCCGAATATGAGCGTTTGTTCCCTGACGCATCGCCAATCAGCACATTATATAGCCAAGGCGTCGGTGATCAGGGCATTTCGTCGTGGCTGCAAGAAGATACGATCCGCATTGCGGAGTATTTTTACAACGTTTACGAGCCTGAAACGCTGCATCTGTACCCAAATAACCAGACTGCCAAGGCTAATTCGCCAGAAGACAAGCAGCTTAAAGAAATGTACGGCAAACCGCTTCGCACACGCAAAGTGGACCGAAAAAAAGTCATGTGGATGAAGACCAATGGCTATGACATTCTTGATGAACGCGAGTGGTCGGGCAAATATATTCCTGTCGTGCGCGTAATTGGCAACGAATGGGAAGTTGACGGCCAAATATACATCTCTGGGCTTGTGCGTAACGCCAAAGATGCCCAGCGTATGTACAACTACTGGACCAGCCAAGAGGCAGAAATG